TGCTCTTGCTCACCGTATCCGAGGTGCATCTCTACAGTCACATCGCGCTTGGCACCCCAGACTGCTGGGCTCACTGCAACATAGTCACCTGCAATCTCGATGATCTTCTCATCTTGCTCGTTCTCGACGACCAACTGGTAGATGAGCTGATAGAGAGGCTTCAGGAAGTTATTTGCAAAGTTACGTGCGATGATCTTTTGACGCTGCTGTGACATGGTCGCCAACTGTTCAACCATAGCAGCTGAGTTCTGCTTGGATATCGCATCCTTGTTGAGACCTTGAGACAAACGAGAGACACCAGTCGTGTCTTCTTTGTCCTCGTCCAGCATCTGTATTGTCTGGAAGATGAACGGGTTCAACGGAGCCTGAGCCATCGGTGTGACGGCGTCCGGTCTCGATACGTTGACGATACCACCGACCCGGTTGTCGATTAGTTCGCGTGGGTTCGTAAGACCACCTTTGACCACCTGGTAACGGGGGTTGTTAGTGATCATAGCGTGATCGAGGATCGAACGTGTTAAGACTGTTCTTGCAGTCTGGATTGGTAAGACCTTCGAACCAAAGTTCGAACCAAAGAATGAGTGCGGTATCGGTAATGGTACGAACGCACAGAAAGGTTTGTACTGACAGAGTTCCTTGTGAAGGATGACGTTGCCAGCTTTTATGACCTTGTACGTCTCAGCAATACCAGAGCCTTCGAGATCAATGTCGATATAAAGTTCGTACACTGTGATACTGCGTACTTGATCTTGGAAACCCTTAGCATTGAAGCCACGATCTTGACCAATCTCTTCATGCCTTGCCAGCACTTCTGGATCGGTCTCCATCTCCACATCTTCATGATCGCCGATTTTACTGATGAGATCTTCATCATATCCTGCCTCTCGCAATTCTGAGATTGTCATTGTTGTACGGTGACCGAGGAAACCTACGTCCTCGAGTGATCTAGCTTGGGGCTCTATGACAAACTGCTCTGGTGCAATCGCTTCGATGACGACCTGGCTGACGTCAGTGGAAACACGGATCTCACCTGAGTACAGACCAAGTGCATCCTGCTCTACTTCTTCGATCTCGATGTTTTCCTGGGCGACGACCTGGTCGAACTCTTCTTCTGTTAGATCCTGGATTGGCTCCAGGTAGCTCTCTTCGCGTTCATCCCAGTAAACCTTGCAGATACCTGCGCGAGCAATCAGTCCATCGTGGATGACCGACTGCATGACTTCGAAGAGGTTGTTCTGTCGGTTTGCGACGTAATCACAATATGAGGTTGCGATGTCTGCTAGTGCGGTATCCTCACCCGTCTGTGGTGCAAATCTTACTGTTTTGTAGCCAGTGCTGAATGTCTCGAGTAGTGCAGCCTTCATGCTCTCAACGGCATCATATACGTCCATACTGACGTACTTCGAATTTCCATCATGAGCTGGTCTTGGAAGTGTAGCGTTGTAGTAATCGATGACCCGCTTACGCTCACGGGATATCTGACTATCGTAGTAACCAATAGATCTACGGATGTTATCATCCAAGATCGAGACGAGCTTTTCGTCATCGACCTTTTTGTAGTCTTTTTTATCCATAGTAGTCATACCATTTCAATGTAGAATTCATCGGCACTCTCTATTGGTTCCCAAGCTCCTTCGTGGACGTGATTAGCTAAAGCCAGGGACATGACACAGTCGTCGTAGCAACCTGGTTCAGCTTCCATCGAGCCACTATCAGTCACCACGTATGTAAGCATCTCTCGTATTGTGACTTTGTCATTGAGCTCTATCTCGCTTTCACGGACAGAAGCTCGAAGCTCATCGATGATCAGAGGCTTGGTCTTAGCTGTGGTGCTAAATCCAAGTTTTATGGTTTCTTTATCAGTTAGCTTGTCGACCTGGACTTCCGTAAAGAAGTTTGGGTAGGCCATATCCTTAGCCAACCTGGTGCAGGTCAAAAGACCATGACCATTGTTCTCGACGATGATGTACGCATCGTTAAAGAAGGTCCCAAGGTGATAGAGGACCGTTGCATAGTAGTCAGGGTGAACATGACCACGCCAAGTAGCCACCTGGCGTTTCTTACTGTCTAAGACCTGGGCGACGCTGTAGTCACCACCACGGACGCCCATAGCGACGTCAGCTCCAATGACATACTGTTCGCCAGGGTCATGGCGACGGTACATCGTGAGCTCACCTCGAACATTGTTGAGCCACTCTTCACCTTCGAGCGCCAAACGCTCTTTTGGATCTCGAGCGTCTGACAGACACTCCTGGAGTTGCTCTGGGTTAAACACTGGTCGACCAGTGGTTAAGAAGGCTTCCTCAGGTTCTGATGGATACTCCTGGCGGAAGAGATCAATACCGTTCTGAGCAATCTTACGACGTCGGAACATAAGCTGACCGTCGTCCAGATCGTACTTCTCAGCGATCTCCTCTTCCTCAGGTGTACGTTCGAAGTTATCCGGGACCTTTTCTCGATACTCTGGGTCCACGAACCATGGAATGAACACTGGTACATAACCATTTGTTCCTTCCACGGCTCCTTTCCAGAGATCATAAAAGATCCCGCTGACCCCATTGGCTGTACTCTCGATAAAAATGGCAGTGCCTTGAGTATTTGGGACAGCTTGGGTCAGCGAGTTCCAGTTGTCGGCTGCGGTGGTCTTAGACCAGAACGCAAGTTCCGACGCATGTACGTGGGTCAGGGTCTCACCCCGACCAATTGCTTCACCGCCAGCAGTTGCAACGACATAAGAGCTATCGAGCACGTCGAAAGACAACTCACGGCGGGATGAATACTTTGTGTGTGGCTTTAAGATCTCAGGACAGTTCTCATGATAGCGCTTGGTCATATCGAAGAGCGCTCGAGTACTGTCGGAGTGGTGGGTGATCACCAGGGCCTTCGCAGCTCGATGCTGAGAGACACTGAAATATAGATAGCCGCCAACGTAGGTCGAAAGACCTTGCTGACGGGCTTTGAGGATGATCACTCGAACCTTTCCTTCTGTCTCTAGTTGATTAGAAACAGCGTCATCCAGGATCTTTTGTGCAGGTTTCAGTTTAAGAGGCGCAATCTCACCAGTCTTGGTTCGGATCTTGAGAGCACTCTTGGCGTAGAAACTAAAGTCAGTGAAGAGACGCTTCCTGACCTCAGCAAGCTGCTCCTTAGTTGCCATACTGATTAGTCGTCGTCGTTATCACTATCTAATAGTGAGCTGAGGAACTCTTCTGCCTTGCCGACAGTAATCTCAGACTTCGCGACTGGTTTAACTTTAGTAAAATCCAGGATTAGCTTTGCAGCCTGTAGTCGATCACGATTGTGGACCGGAGTACGCATGATTTCGACTGCGGTCTCAAGAGCTTCCTCGGCTCTTGGATCTTCGATGTCGTATTGTTCTTTCATTAGACTTACCGCCTTTTTTGCTTCTGACCTCGCCTTGTCGATTATTGGTTTGATGGTCTCTTTAGTGTAACCGTCTGGGACGTTTCGAGGTCGTCCGCCCTTGTTCTTTCGGTTCTTGAGCATCTCTCGGAACTTCGCTCGTCCCTCCGGTGTCTGATGCTGTAGTGCTAACGGGTTCTTCGATGGTGGTCTGGCTCGACCCGGCATCAGCTTTGGTTTTGGTGGTTTCTTTCTTCGAGGCACGTTTGGTGGATAGCCCATCGTTTGTCCTCACTAAACTGTTGATGATCTCTAGTGTCTCTGGACACTGCTTACAGAAAACAGGTGCTGGGATGGCAGCTGCTATCTCACGCATCACTGTTTCCTGTTGAGCCTTGTTTAGAAGCTTAGATGACTTCACGACATCAATAGCTTCCAGAATTGGAACCAGGTCCAATGCCGTCTTTAACATCATGCTTTCCTTGAAGTTTACTTAGGCAGACAATGCGCCAGCTTGCATTGGTTGATTCAATGCGCCTGGTGGCATTTGTTGTTTCTTCCGTTCTTCCTCATCATCCATAGCCTTCTCCAAGGCAATTAATGCTGCCATGACAACGGCTAGTGGGTGTGCGTAGAACTGTATGACTTTATTATCAGCCTTACGAAACTCTTGCTGGATCATCTTAGATGTCTCAGGCATGACCTTCTTGGCTAACTTTGGATTGATTAGGTATACCCAGACAGGATCAACTGCGAACTCAGCAGCCATACGAGTATAGTCCATATATGCTTTTCTTTTTTCCAATCCCAAAGCAGGATTAGACATTGCTTCACGTATAAACCGTACTGCTTTTCGTTCACTAGGGTTCTTAGGTGAATAAGCTTCTACCTTCTCTTGTAGATTTGCGATTTCGTCAAATACCTTCCTCTGTAGAGGAGACATATAACCCCAGCTTTCTTCTAATAGTGGCCTTATAGCACTATCAGTAAATGAACCTGGTATCGTAAAATCAGAACGATCTGCTTTAGAAGTCTGCTTTCTGTTTATGAAATAAGACCAGACATCTTGTTTGCTTGTACCATCTAATGGTCCCAAGGTAATACCATGAGCAATTTCATGGAGCATAGTAGTTAGGGCCTCAATGTCAGTGACATATGTGCCATCACCCTTGTCAGCCCCAACCTCCAGGGTCCAGATTGTACCTTCTGCACCCTTACCTTTACGTTTCGGGCCTTTAGGTTGGAACATACCACGCGAGATACCAATTTTAGAAGGATCAGTACCTGTGTCTGACTTGACTAACCTGTTAAGTTCTTCCTGAGACTTCGCAAGTTTAACAACGATATTAAGCTTTTTTGCGAACTCTACAGCGTCGTTGAAGTTACTGATGCCATCTTCAAGTTCACCACCCTTTAGACCAATCTGAAACTGCGGACGGACTAAATTTACGGCAGCATCTTTATACTGCTCTGGAGTTATCTGGGGCTTTTTAGCGGGAATGACATCAGGTCTGGGTCCATAAGGATCGGCTCCTGGCCTGGTATCGATATCACGGAGGATTGGCTCTGAAGGGCCTTCCGTGCTTTGGCCATCGCCACTAGCTCCTCGATTGCTGTCTTCATATGCTCCCGAGGGATCTGACTGATTATTGACGGCTCCGTCTCCGTCTGCATCGGGGAGTGCTTCTTGGATTTGGTCATTCGTTATTCCTTCGGACTCAGCCAACATGATTGCAGCATCTAGATAATCATTATCTGCGCCTCTACCAGGGGCAACACCTAAATGCCTAAATAATTGCTTCTCAGGATACCACATTAGTGCCTGAAAGTCAGCTGTTTCGATGTTGTAGCCTAAATCACGTAATTTAGCGATTGCAGCCTTTGTGACGTCACGCATATACGAACGCTCACCTGGTCCAGCTGGCGTAGCCTGTAGCTGCGGTGATAGGTTGTCTTTCATAGTTCCTGTGGCTAGTGCCAACTCTGGTTTAGGAACCTTCTTACCTGTACCTTTTAGACGCTTTGCTTCTTTATTGTAGAAGCTCTGGTACTTACTTGCAAAGTTAATAACAAAGTCATCTAAGACAGCATCTTTCTTCAAGTCTGCCCTGGTTATACCCATGTCCTTGAGTGTTTCTTTTGTTAAACGCTTCTCAAGGGCATCCTGGTTCTTAGTTTTTAAAGCTTTACGCACGCGAGTACGGTTAACTTCCAAGTCCTTATCAGAAACAAACGGACGCCCAACTAAGCGGTTCCACATACGCATCCACCAGATGTCCATCGTTAGTGGATCATAGTTACCTCGGATGTTCTGATAGAAGCCCTGACCGATCTTAGGACCTGCAATAAATGACCCTTTGACCATTTCATTGGCACCCTCTGAGGAAGGTACTTTGATGTTTGTTCCATAGCGTTCATTGAAACGTGCTGCCCAGTCTTTTAGCTCTTTCACAGTAAAGTCTTGGTCTAGGAACTCTTGGATTGGTAGGTTGGTACCTGAAGCTTGATAATCATTGAAGAAATTAAACGCCTCAACCATAGCTACATTACGCTTACCACCTTTAATCCAGGTTTCTGTAGGCATCTTACCGTTGTCCATAAAGTAACGGAACACCTCAAGAGCGTACTGGAAGTTGTCGGCTACAGCCTGTCCATTTGATGTGATTGCTAGTGCAAAGTCGAATGCTACCTCTGCGTCTGGTGACTGGGTCACGCGAGGGTCAACGAGAGACACTACACGTTTCGCTGCTTTTAGCTTACGGTCATACCAACCGATGGCGTTAGCATCACTTTGTAGAGCGTTGAAAGCTTCTGTCGCCATGTATGTCGAGATGATGTCGACGTTCTCTGGTGTATACTCAAACGGCTCATCACGTCCTGTCGCTGCCTTCCACTTCTGGTGCATATAGTCAGCTGCTTCGACCAGTGTTCGCTTTTGTTTAGGCTTGTATGTGCCTTCGCGCATCTTCTGGATGTCAGCTTCACTTGGTGACGAGTTCAAACGTGTGACGTCGATCTCTTTCTCTGGGATCTCAAGTGGATTGACGTAAGACTGTAGCGTTGGTCTCTGTGGTCCAGGTGATTCACCTGCGGATGGTATATCCAGATCGGATAACATCGGCCCATCTGGAGACACGCGTGGAGCCTGCTGACCAATCACACGGTCAACGTACGGTTTGACGTACGCATCGATGGCGTCCTGAGGTACTCCTGCCTCCTGCAGTCTTGCGATCTGTGCTTCTGCAGTTGCAACAGGGTCTGATCCCAAGTTGTTCGCCAGGACATCGAGTGACGTGAGAAGTTGACCCTTCTGTGCCTGATCGAGATATGGGTCTCCAACGACACCCTCACGAAGCTCTCTGTTTGTATCGATGTTGTTCTGGATACCACGGTTGTAGTTTTCGACTGTGGTGTACCGTGGACCGTAGGTCTGTGTGTCTGCGTTTGGAGACTGCCCAGGTTGGGCTGGGGCTGATTGTGGGTTGCTTAATGAGT